AGAACCTACTGGAGCTGGATGAAATCCTTGTTGGCGAGGATTGGGTGAATACTGCCAAGAAGGGTCAAACTCCTGTTATGACTCGCGTATGGGGCAAGCACGCTGCTTTTATTCACCAAGAGCCCGTGGTGTCTACCACCGAAGGTATTGCGACCTTTGGCTATACCGCTGAATATGGCAACCGCCGGACCTACACCACCCAAATGGCGCCTGGTACCCTGGGCGTTGATGGCGGTCAATCGGTTGTTGTAGGCGAAAGCCTCCGCGAAGTTCTGACCGCTCAGGACTGCGGCTTTCTGTTTTCCAACATCATTGCCTAATGGAATCCCCCTACAAACTGGCCACCCCCCCCCTCAGCCATGATGGGGTCCTCTATGAAGGCGACGACAAGCTGCCCGCTCTCACCGAAGAGCAGGCAGCCCCACTCCTTGCTATTGGGGTGATCGAGCCCATCAAGAAAACCCTGGCACCCAAGGCCTGATCGTGCCACTCCTCAGCGCTACCGATCTACAGGGAATGTTTGAGGTGGTTGGTGGCGTCCCCATTGCGGCGGGCGCCATTTTTGGCACGGGGGTCTACAAAAAAAATCACGAAGTAGTTTTTGACGAAAATAGAATCGTTCTTGAGCATTCAGTAAGAACACTTACTGATCAATTTGGACACCTTAATTACAACGACCCTTTGACCGTTTTTGACTCGAACGGTCTTAATGGTGTTTATTTTAAGGTTGAAAGATTGCCGATTTTGCTAAACGATGGGGAGGTTTGTGTAATCCCGTTAGCCAAGGTTGACGCCCCAGGGCCGCTGTATGTCATCCTCGACGGCGACCCAAGCGGCACGACAAACGATCCCGCCCCCACGGATCCTCCGATCCTGATATTCAACGGTGATCCGTAATGCCATATCAAGAGCAAAAAGCGCTATTTCGCCAGAGAACATCAACTTTCGCTCAGGCAACAACCGAGAATCCCGTACTCCTTGAAGGTGAAAAATGGTGGGAAGTTGACGCGGCAAATCTAACGACCGGGCGCAGCAAGACCGGAAAGGATGGCCGTGTTGTTAACGAAGTGATTGTCGGCACTGCGTTTAACGATCTACCGTTTGATCCCACCGGCACGGGGGGAGGCGGCCCCGGCGACCCCACTAACCTGTCGGTCATCAACCGCACGGCCGAGGGGCTGACAATTGCCTCCTCGACCGGGGCCGACGCACCGGTGCCCTTGGCAACCGAAACCCTGGCAGGGCTCCAGGCGCCGAGCAACCGGGCCAAGGCGGAGGGGGCGGTGCAGGATGGTGACGCACGGCTAAGCAACGCCCGCGAGTGGAGCGCCGCCACGGTTGACCAGCCCACGGCGGAGGCCGGCAGCAGCACGGCGCGGTTTGCCTACACCCCCCAGCGTGTGTTCCAGGCCATCGCTGCATGGTGGCTGGCGTCAGCAGCCAAAGCCAAGCTTGACGGGATCGCCAGCGGCGCCACGGCAAATGCCACTAATGAGCAGCTGCGGGATCGATCCACCCACATAGGGACGCAGCCGGCGTCCACAATCAGCGGCCTAGGCACTGCTTCCACTGCCAATACGGGAGATTTTGCCACCTCTGCCCAGGGGGCCCTAGCCGCGACGGCGGTGCAGCCTCCAGGGCTGGCCTCAACGCTGGCCGCCTACCTGACCACAGTCAGCGCAGCCAGCAGCTATCAGCCTCTCTCCACAAACCTGACGGCCCTGGCGGCAAACAACGCGGCCTACTACCTGGCCCGAGGCAACCACAGCGGCACGCAGGCCCTGAGCACCATCAGCGGCCTGGGAACCGGTATCGCCAATGCCCTGGCAGTGAATGCCGGCGCCGCGGGGGCCCCCGTGCTGTTCGACGGGGCAGGGGGCACTCCCTCCAGCCTGGGCCTGTTGAACGCCACTGGGCTCCCCCTGGCGACGGGGGTGTCTGGGCTTCTGTCGATCGCCAATGGCGGCACGGGAACGGCCACCCCTGGGCTGGTGGCAGGCACACACGTGAGCATTACCGGCACCTGGCCCAACCAAACCATCAGCGTCACGGGCGGCCATGGTGGCGGCGGCAGCGGCGGCACCGTCACTAGTGTTGGGCTGAGCCTGCCGTCCCAGTTCACAGTTACCGGGTCGCCTGTGACCACGTCGGGCACCCTGACCGCCACGCTGGCGGCCCAGTCTGCAAACCTGGTATGGGCCGGTCCAACGACCGGTGCACCAGCAGCCCCAGCGTTTCGGTCCCTGGTGGCTGGCGACATTCCGACGATCCCGGCTGGCCAAGTTTCGGGCCTGGCTGCGGTGGCGACAACTGGGGCCTACGGCGACTTAATCGGGCGGCCCACGCTGGGCACCCTGGCAGCGCAAAACGGCACGTTTAGCGGCACTAGCAGCGGCACCAACACGGGCGATCAGGACCTCTCAGGGCTGGTGGCCAGGGCCAACAACCTGAGCGACCTGGCCAACGCAACAACCGCGAGGGCCAACCTGGGCGCGGCTTCTGCTGAGGCTGCCGTCACCGCTGTCACCCACGGGTCTAACGCCAGCACGGCTCGGCCGTCAGGAGTGACAGCGGTCTACTGGATTGGGACTGTAGAGCCCGTAAATGCTGTGAACGGCGATCTCTGGATAGGTGGCATCTGATGGGGTTAAAGGTAAAGGAAGCCGGCGTTTTCGTTGATGTTGGCGGTGGTGGCACCACCACTCAGCTGGTAGATGAATGGATCAGGAACCCTGCATGGCCAGCGATCCCAACAGTTCTGGCCAGCGAGCAGCGGATAGTAGGGCTCTATGCCGTCTGGCCCGGCGATGGCGTAGGGAATGGCGCTAACTTTTTTGCCTTCAACGGCCAAGGTGCGTACACTATAAACTTTGGCGATGGGACGACAACAAATTTCGCAAGCAATACCCAAGCAAATTATGAATTTAACTTCAACAATACAGCACTAACCGGCACAAACAAGCCCGTAACTTTCACGGCATCAACCAACACGGTAAATCTAACGGCCCACGGATTCACCGCTGGCACGGTAGTCCCATTTTTCAACATTGTTACGACAACTGGATTGATTGAAGGCCGTCGCTATTATGTTGTCAATCCTACGGCAAATGCGTTCCAGGTTGCCGCCACCCTTGGCGGTGCCCCTGTAACGCTGACCGGCGACGGCAGCGCTACGTTGCTACCCTACAAGGTGGCAATTGTAACAATTACTCCTCAAGCTGGGCAGAATTTAACTGTCATAAATTTGCAGGCAAAACACAACCAAACAGGGCTGCAAGCTTATACAACCGGATGGCTTGATTTAGCCATTTCTGTTCCGAATGTAACCGGTACAGGTTTTACGCTAAGTGGCACCGCTGTTTCGCATCGACTGTTAGAGCGCGTTAACCCAATCGCGTGCGGCAATCTGACAACTATGGCTAACATGTTCAGGGGGATGCCTTCGCTCCGGGTTCTAACTCGATATCCGTGCCCTATTACTACGGTTACAACCATGGCCAATATGCACGACGGCTCTGGGCTGAGAACTTTTCCAGAATATGAAGGCACTGCCGCAGTATTAAATAATACTGCTTTTCAATTTAGCAGTTGTTTTAATGCCGACAGTTTTCCAAGGCTTCCAGGTCCGGCGCCAAATTTAACAACTATAAATAATATGTATACTTCAACCAATGCGAGGAGAATACCCGAGTTTCCGGGGTCTGCGGCAACGGTAACAAATATGGCGGCCTTAGTTTTGGCATGTCCAAACTTGCAGGAGCTGCCGCCAATTAACATGGCCGCAGTGACTAGCACTGCAAACGGTAATATCACAGGAGGATCAACACCATCTCTTAAGCGACTGCGTATTTCAGGTATGCGGTTTTCGATTACCGTAGCAAATTGTCAACTATCGGCGGCGGCAACAAATGAAATTTTCGATGGATTACCTACAGTGGCAACCTCCCAAACAATTACCGTTTCTGGCAATCCTAACCAAGGCTTTAATGCTAGCATTGCTAATGCTAAAAATTGGGTAGTGGCAGCATGATCAACACAGCAGGATTCTACCGGTTCCTGAATGGCGAGCTGCGTTGCGCTCCGACGGCGGTGTACCCGCCAAACGCAGAACCGTTGCTCGCAGCCGAGAAGGATTCATACGTCTACCCCTATCATGACTGGAGCTGGTTCGACAGCATCACAGCAGCCGAGGCGTATTACCAAATCAACGGCGCAACCAATACCGATTGGCCAGGATTCCGGCGCGCAATTCTGAACGAAAACGGGTACGTAGCAGCAATGGCGTTAGCCCTGGATTCTGAAAATGATTCCGCTCGGCTTGCGGTGGCGTTTTCCCACTCCTGGTTAGATCATTTCCAGGATAAAGGAGATTTTGCCGAATATTTGCAAGGCCTTTTATTGATTGTTTCGGTACAGCCTGAGCAAAACAAAGCGCCTTTGGTTCAGGAATTTTTAGCCTTGGCTGCGCGGTGCAATTTACCAGAGGCTTTCATAACTGCTCTCAATCAGGCTACAATCGCCATGACTCCACCCAGCGCCTAACTATGGACTTATGGGATGTTGTCGCCATGACAGCGCTGCACCTGGTCTTGTTTCTGCCGGCGTGGGGGTTTTTGACTGCAGTTCCATCGGTGAGGAGATGGATGGCCGAGAGGCTGAAACCGTGAGCGAAGAACACTCTGGTCCTGACGGGTATATTTCGGCAAGCGCGATTAGCGGCTTGCTTGATATGCTGAATCGCGCTTGTGGTGAATTTACCCAGGTCAAAGAAGAACTTAAAGGAGTTACGTCTATACAATACGATCTTAAAAGCGTGCGAGAAAGCCAAGGGCGCACGGAATCCGCAATATCAGAAATTAAAAAAGAACATGCAGACTCAAGAAAGGAACACGCTGAAGGATTAAGGGGGCATGACCTAGAGATTCTTTCGCTTCAGAAAGATGTAGGCGCTTGTCAACAGAGTAACAAGGACTTGTTAACCGCCGTTCAGGGTTTACAGGATAACATGAGCGGCATATTTATCAAAATGGCTTTTTGTAGTGGCGGGGCGTTGCTGGCTGGCTGGCTGATAATGCAGGCGATAGCCATTTGGGATAAAATGCCTCATCCAAAAACCACCAACCTGCCATCTATGACCACGCCGAGGGAACAGGGATGAACTGGTTTACCGCCCTGCTGATTGTCGGCTACATCGGAGTTTGTGAGGCCAGGGTGCCGAGCCCATTCCAGGCCTGCGAGAGCCGCTGGAACTGGGCCCTAGGTGTGCTGGTGCCGAGCCCTATCCAAGGCGCCATCCCTGCAGTTGGCAACCTGCTGCGCGGCCGGCGGCGACACGATGAGCCCACCGAACCACAACAGGACCGCAGCCTCAACCCATGACCCTCCCCATCGACGCCCAGATCATGGATGCCCTGGCCGATCTGCTGCAGGGCGCAGCAGCCACCGAGGACCGGAGCGATATTCCTGGGGTTGGGCTGTTGATGCTTGACCCCAGCCGAGTAGCGACCGAGAACGATGGCGTGGTGGTTCGACTGGAGCAGGGCGACACAGGTGAAGGTATTGCCAGGGACCAGGTTGCGGATACCTGCCGGGTGCAGACAACGCTGCCAATCATGGTCACGATCTACATGCCCAGGAAGCCAGGCGATCCGCCCAACTGGCGGTTGCTAGGCCCGTTCTATGCCGAGGTGCATCGGCGGATCATGGCCACCCCTCGCACGCTGGGGGGCCTGTGCCAGGGCATCCAGTCAAGTGGACGGCAGTTTCCGGAGCCTGACTCACAAGCGTGTTGGCTGCGGTTGCTTTATGCTGTCACTTACAAGACTGCAGATTCTGACGTGACTGTGAACCGATGACTGAGCCTGAAGTGCCGCTCCCTGGTGGCCCTGGTGAATTTGTCCGCGATCCAGGCGAAACCGAATGGCGCCGCGACCCGGCGGCGATCACACGCGACGACCCTAAGGCTGAGCCCGTAGAGCCCCAGGCCGCAGAGCCCGAGGCCCCTGCTTCAGCTTTGCCCACCACCAACCCCGAGACCGATGGCATTTCGAGATCAGATCTTCACAATCAAGGCCGAAGCAACAAGCGGAACCCTTGAAACCCTTGCCGCTGCGGATGCTATTCGCTGCGGCAAGTTTACGCCCAAGGTTCAAGATTTTACAGCGATTGAGCGGACGCAGTTAGGCGTCAGGCCTGGCACGCCTCAAGCGTCTCGGATGACCGACAAAAAGACGACCTTCACCGTTCCGTTTGAATGGGCAGGCAGCGGCACCCCAGGCACCCCCAGTGGGATCAACAAGATCTGCTTAGCCGCTGGCCTAAATTCTGCGGTGGTGACGAGCACCAGTATCACCCGAGCCCCCGCGTGGCCGTTCCCGTCTACCACCTATTCGGTCGGCACTTCTGTTGATGGGGTCAGGTATGCAGGAGCTGGCGCACTGGTTAGCAAGCTGACGGTTGAGTCCAAGGCCAGTCAGCCGCTGATGGGCATGGCAGATTTTGTGGCCCTCTATCGGACCCCTCTCACGCAAGCAAACCCAGCCGTAACAAGCTGGCCTCCTCAGGTCGATTCGGTGGTGTTTGATTCATCTTCAACAACCCCTGGATCTTGCACCCTGACCCCTGCGGGCGGTTCCGCTGTAGGGCTGTGCTTTGAAGAATACACTTATACGAAAGAGAATATCTACTCTTTAATTAGCAACGCTGGTTGCTTGCCTTATTTTGCCGTTACTGACTACAAAATAAGTGGTACGGCCAAGGTTGCTCGCCCTGCAATTGCGACGCTTGATCTGTTTGGGATTGCCGAAAGCTCAACCCTGTGCGCAATGGCGCTGCCTATTGGCACCATTGCCGGCAACATCATGACCTTCAATCACCCACGGATTCAGCTCATTTGCGATCTGGAGGACAACAAGGACCTTCCTTATATCAGCTTTTCCTGGGTGGCCAGGAGCGGCGACAATGCCAACCAAGAACCTTTTATTGTTGAGACTTGATCACCTAAGCTGTCAATCCTAACCTTTTGCAATCATCTTCCCATGGCTTTTGATTTTTACGAAGTAGGCGACATTTTCAAAGCGGAAGTAAAGCATAACGTCACACTGGAAGATGGAACGCGACGGGACATAACGTTTACCGCGTTTTTTGAAAGGATGGAGCAGACGGAAATTCAAGAGCTAAACGAAGCAATCAGGCACTATCGGGCTGTACTCCTGGCAATTGAAGACGGCAGGGAGCCCCCTAGCGCGGCCAAGGGCGTGCAATCAGTTGACTATGTTTATATTGCTAATCGCGTGTTGCAGGGGTGGGGCGATGACATGCTTTACGACGGGGAGCCGTGGAAGTTTGACGAAGATTCAAAGAGAAAGGTGGTTCAATTCCCAGGGATGGCGCAGGCGATTGCTGATGCTTGGACAGAATCAACCGCACCTGAAACCGGAAAAAAGCCAACCTCAGGGAGATCGCGGGGGAATGGCATCGTCAAATGACCCAGGCGCCGGCCAAAACATGGGAGCAGGAAGAGGCTGCACAGCGGCGCTCTGCTGAAGGGCTGGGCATCGTCTACGTGCCCCAGATTCGCAAGGATCGGCCCGAACCGGCTGAGCCGATTTGCCGGATATGGCCCGAGAACATGGACGCCTTCTTGCTCTGGTGCAAGGTGGCCCCCACTCAATGGCACTGGGCCACGGGCTACACCCCGGACGGGCGCCCGCAACTGATGCGGACAGGCCTTGTCCACGAGGCAGCAATGCAGCGAGCCCTTCTGACGTGGTGCCGTCGGCGCGTTGACGCGATCATGGATGATCTCGCAGTGATCGAGCACGAGTTTCTACGACTGGAAAGGGGTTTTTGATGGCCGTCAATTTTGCTGCAATCCTCAAGATCGCCGCCCAGGTTGTCGGCACCGAGCAAGTCGCCAAGCTCGGCTCAACCTTCAAGCAGGTAGAAGGTGCCACGCAGTCGCTCACCAGCAAACTAGGCCCGTTGAGCGGTGCCCTGGGTGCCCTGGCCCCGATTGCAACGATTGGCGGACTGGGGGCGCTGGTGGGAAGAACGATTGAACTAGGCGACTCGATGAACGACATGAGCCAGCGAACCGGCGTCAGCGTTGAATCACTGGCCAGGTTTAGGAAGGCGGCGGCGACATCAGGAACTGACATCGATGCGGTCGCCAAATCGCTTGTCAAGCTCAGCAAAGGCCTTTACGAAACCGCACAAACCGGCAAAGGTCCGGCATCTGAAGCACTGCAGACCTTGGGCATCAGCGCAACAGATGCAGCCGGTAAGCTCAAGACGGCGGATCAGGTAACGCTAGAGATAGCAAACAAGTTTAAGACTATGCCAGACGGCATAGAAAAAACAGCTTTAGCAATGCAGTTGTTTGGCAAGTCAGGCGCGGATATGATCCCAATGCTGAACGAAGGCGGCAAAGCTATCGAATCATTAAGCGTAAAGATGACGGCAGCATTCGCCAAAAAGGCGGATGAGTATAACGACAAACTAGCTATGCTTGGCGGCAAGGTCGGCGGCCTTGCTGCTGGACTGACCGTGGCCTTGCTGCCTGCGCTGGATGCAACAGCCACAGCGCTGACTGCGGTGATTGATGCCTTCACAATGCTGCCAGGCCCGATACAGGCAGCGGTTGGGGGCGTGGCACTGTTGGCCGTGGGCTTTACCCTGCTGGCTCCCATCATCACCAGCGTGGTAACGGTGCTGGGCGCGTTTGCCGGCCTGGGTATTGGCGCCACTCTGGCGGGCATAGCCGGCGCGATCGTGCCGGTAGCCACCGGCCTGGCTGCCCTGGTCGCCGGGTTCGTGACCGCCCCCATCCTGATCGGCGCGGCAGTCGTGGCCACGGCGGTGGTGATTTTCAATTTCCGCGACCAGATCGCCGATGCCTTTCGGGGGCTCTGGGATCTGATCGCCAACCCCACCACCGGGTTCGTCGCAATGATCGGCGGCGGCTGGGATTTGATGATGGACGGCATCAGCAGCTACGCCAGCAACATCCTCACCAATCTGGGCGAGAACTGGACGGCCTTCATTGACACCATCATCGGCCCAGAGAACGGCCTGATTGCGCGCCTGGGGCAGACCTGGAATCTGGCCATGGATGGGATGAGGGGCTATGCCGTGGGCCTGGTGCAGCCCATTACCGATGCCTGGGAATCGATCGTAGGTACGGTGCGGGGGGTGATCAATTCGGCGCTGTCGCTGGCAGGGCGGGCGGTTAACAGCTTCATCGAGCAGATCAACCGCCTGATCGCCGCGGCCAATTCGGTGAGCGCCGCTGTGCGGGGCCCGCAGCTGGGAATGATTCAACCCGTGCAGGTGCCGCAGTTTGCCGTAGGCGGTCGGGTGGATCGGGCAACGCTGATCATGGCCGGCGAGGCGGGCCCCGAGTACATCGTGCCCCAGAAAAAGGTTCCGCAGTTCATCGCTGCGCAGATGGGCGACCAGGGCCTGGGCATTCGCCAGGGCAGCGCCGCTGGAGGGGGCTCCAGAGGCGGCAGCTTTACCGCTGAGTTCAAACTCAATCACACCGGCCCTGTCTACCGGCTGCCCAATGGCGCCGACGCCATAACCATGGCCGACGCCGAGGCGATCACCGCCAGGGCACTGGAGGACTATGAGGCCTACCGGGTGAGCATTGACGGTCGCCGCGCGATAGGGATAGCCTGATGCCCGACTACGGCCCCCACGTCTACACCCAGACCCTGAAGTGGATGGATAGCAGCGGCAACGCGAAGGCGCGGTGGCACCGGCTCGATGGGATCAACAATCAACCATTCAGTTCCTTTGACGCTGGCGATGGCGATGGGCTGCAGAGCTGGGAGTTTCAGGAGTTCGCGTGCCCTGGATTCGATTCGGGCCTGACATCGGGATCGGTCGAGATCACCTGCGCTTACTCCCCTGCTGCCATGGCCCTAACGCTCCGGGCAAACACCAGCCAATGGCTGATTGAGGTGACCCAGTATGAGATCGTGCCCGGCGGCCTGGTTCGGATTGATTCGGTCCTGGTGGGCAGCATCACCGCCAGCGGCACCCTGACCGGCATCACGATCAACGGCACTATCTCACCGCCTCCGGTTGCGGTGACGGTCCCGCCAATCGTGCTCACGCAGGAGCTGATAGGCGCGCCCTGCGTGTTGGATTTTTCAACATGATTGGATTCAAATCCAGCAGCCCAGGCAGCAGCAAATACGGCAAGACGACAGTTTCGCTGGGCAGGGCCTCCGCAGCACTGGGGGGAGCTGCCCGGCCCACGGCCGTGACTGCTACCGAGGCCCAATCGGACTGGAACGCCAATCAGCAGGCGATGACGCTGCTGGAGCGGGCGCCCATTGTCTGGTGCCGGCGCATCGGCGACACCTGCGGCAGTCCATCAGATGCAGGCATCGGCGGGGTGATCGTCAGCCCGAAGGCCAGCGCCTGCCGGTTTGACACTCCGGTGCTGGAGGGCGAGCCCGTGGCCAATGCCGTGGCGGTGAAGTGGCGACTGGTTGTCAGCCAGGGCCGCCTCGGCGGCATCTCGGTCAACGGTGTCTTTCAAGGCCGCTGCCGGGTCGGGAGCTTTAGCCAGTCCTATGGCCCCAAAACTGCTGGCACCTGGACCCCTGGCAACTTCCTGGTTGATGTTTATTCAGGGTCGCAGTTAATCGCCAACAAAGTACAGGCACCTACGCAATGCGGCACGGTTGGCACACATAAAGACCTGACAACTGTATCTTTCAGCGCTGTAAACTTCAACGGCTTTGATAGTGATGGCGTCGGCCTGCCAGACCGTGGCCACTGGAAACGAAAAATAAATCTATTTATTCGCAATGGAGTCGAATCAATCAGGTTACTGGATAATGTCTACGGCAGCTCTAACAACCTAAGCGAGCTTTATTTATACCTACTAAACAATGATGGCCGCACCGCGCCGGTCCGGATTGATCGGGAGTCGCTGACCGCAGCAGCCCGGTTCATGGATGCCAACGGGCTCTACTGGAATGGGGTGCTATCAGAGCCAACCAGTATCAGCGACTGGATGAGCAGGATAGGCCCTTACTTCATGGTGCGGGAAACCAAGATCGCTGGGCGCTACGGCCTGCGGCCACTGCTGCCCGTTACGCCATCTGGCACTATTGACACCGAGCCACTGAAGCCGAAATGGGTGTTTGATGGCGAGGCGGTCGTCACCGGTAGTTACACCTGGCAGACGGTTAGCGCTGAGGCCAGCCGACCCTATCGGGCTGTAGTGGCCTGGCGCCAGCAGGGCCCTGACGGATTGTCCAGGATGACCCGGACCACAGAGGTGGCCTATGACGACACCCCAGACACCGCCCCAACAGAGGAGCACGACCTGAGCCAGTTCGCCACAACCGAATTGCACGCAGCCAGGGCGATGCGGTTTGGCCAGGCAAAGCGGCGGCATGTCACGCACACCGCAGCGGTGGCGATCAAGTCCGGTTATTGGAACTCGACCCTGGGAGAGGGCGGGCTGATCCAACTGCAGCTGGACCGCGAGGACGTGGACGGGGTGAGCAGCCCCCTGGTCGAGAATTACTGGATTGTCAGCGCCAACACCGGCCGCGACGGCATCCTTACTCTTCAGTTGGAGCACTGCCCGGTTGATGAGCTAGGGCGCTCCCTGGTGGCCCTGGATGTTGCTGCGGTTCAGGTGGAAGCCGCTTTCCTCCTGACTGGTGACACCGCCCCCTCCTGCGATGCCGACTCCGGCCGGGCCACTGATTGCTCAATCCCCGCGGCAGATGAGCAGAGCTGGACGCCCGACGAGGTCTGGTTCTACGGCCGTAACGGCAGGCGGCCAAACAGCGGCGAATATGTGAGCGGTGGATTCCGGTCTGGCGGTGGTGGCGCTGCCGGCGGGCCTGGCGGTGGTGGAGGTGGAAGTGGAGGTGGTGGAGGTGGCGCTGCTCCCCCTGGCCCCCTGCCCCCTACCGGCCCGGTCGATCCCCCCGGCATTCCGGCATGGCCTGGCACCCCTGATGGGCCGGCGGATCCACCGCTGCCACCACAACCGCCAACTGACTTTACAAAATACGTGCTGATCTTAAGCTATATAGCGGTTGGCGACTTTGCTAAGCATGGCCCTAAAGGGTCTGCTTATGGTCAACAGATTGATATAAGTATCACCCCAGGGCAGTCAGCTTATATAGATGGAGATTCAAATGATTACTTTACATACGTTCAAATTGTCAATGCAGACGGTACTCTAGGTGCGAAAAATGAGTATCAGCACTTGGTAGATGGCAGCTTTGTAGATACGTGGCAATACAAATGGGTAGGACGAGATCTAGGAGGCGTCTAACTTAAATGGCCAATTTCCCCGCCCTCCGCCCCTCCACCGTCTCGATCACCCCCGGCGTGGTGCCCGCCACCCTGCAGGTTGGCTACGACGGCACCACCAGCACCAGCACCGCCGATCTGGTGGCCAGCGGTGACGCCCTGGTGATGACATTTGAAGGGCTCTCCGAGGCCCAGGCCAAGAGCGTCATCGACCACCAGAGCGGCCAACGCGGCAAATCGTTTGGGTTCAACTCGGCAACCCTGGCCACGGCCCTGACCCCGGCGGGGTTTCAGTGGACCTATGCGCGGTCGGTCACCCAGGATGACATTCACGCGGTCGCAGGGTCCGAGTTCTACCGCTTGGTGGTTGAGTTCATCGGCGTCTGGATTCGCCGGGCCTCGACCCCCAGTGCCACGGCCCGTATCGAGCTGCGGACCACAGCAGCCCGGGCCCTGCCGGCGGGGACTCCCAGCGCCACGGCCTCCCTGCAGCTGACAACCACAGCAGCAGGGATGGCCACCGGCACGCCGTCCCAATCTGCGGCTTTGATGCTGCGGACCACACCTGCAAACATCAGAATTCCGACCGGTGAGGATTTTTACTGGGCCGAAACCCTGTTGCTGTGTGGATTTAATGGGGCCAACGGGTCGCAATCATTTGTTGACGAGGGCCCCCTGGGGTTGTCGCTATCGGCGGTGGGCAATGCAGAAATATCAACCGAGCAATCAGTATTTGGCAACAGTTCACTAAAACTTACCCAGCCGAACTTCGACAGCGCTGCCAGTGCGGTTCAGTTGCCGACAGATTCTAGGCTGGTAATACCAGGGGAGTTCACTTTAGATGTTCGCATCAGAATGCGCAGCGCTAAAAATAATGCGATCTTAGGCAAAGGAGGCGGGGCGCAAGTCGGCATAGATTCAAATGAAAACAATATCTATATGATTTATTTTAACGGTCAAGCCTTCCAGGCACTTTTTCCAGCGATCAATACATGGCTAGCACTGAGATATACGAGGGCACTTAACGCCGCTGGTACTGGCTGGGTTTACTACTATTTCGTGAACGGTGATTTGGTGATGACCAGGGACTCAGAGATCCTGGGCTCCTTGGATTTTTCGGGCAGCCAAATTGGGTGGATCGTAAACAAAGGCGCCCATGCTTATTTTGATGAACTGCGGTTGACGGCGGCCTGCCGGGGAACCACGGCCTACACCGTTGACACCGCCCCATTCCCCCGCACCTAGCAGGGCCTGCCCAGCCTTACACCGCTCTCAACTGAACGCCGGTGACTTCCCACAGCCCCCCAGGCAGGAGGGCCCAGGACGGCGCCGAGGCATACCGCCACCGGATTGGCGCCGGCGGGATGGCACGCCCCACCCAGACCGCCGCGGGCAGCTCCCAAGATGACAGCAGCCTCACGGTTCGGAAGTGTTGCTGGAAATCGTCAAACTGCGCAGGGGTGAACACCGGCAAAGGCAAACTCACGGTTTGACCAGACAGGGTATCGCTCAGCAAAAACCGCCGGTCGAGTTCGGCAGCGATATTGAAATCCCCTAGCGTGTGTGGCCTCCCGATTGGCAGGCAGGATTCAGGGAAATCCATCAAACGTAAACCCCGCCGATCTCAATGTCATTGGCGTTGATTGGATAGGCAGCGCCATTGGCAGGGTAGACTATCCCCCAGTCTACAATCATTAAAACACGGTCTGCAGTAGCAGCCCCGCCAAGCCTTTGGTAATAGGCTACATATCTAGGCGATGCTGTAACGCCTGTAAGGATGATTTGCTCGGCTCGAATTATGGTTTTATTGGCGGCATCGTCTCGCGTGATCGTCAGCGGGGCAGCCACGCCGCCAGCGGTGTAGCCAGTCCCGGTCACCTCTGCGCTCAGATCCGACCGGAACGAATGAGCGGCGCTGGGGGTGTAGCCAGTGCCTAGCAGCATGGCGTAGAAGTTGCCAGCACTTGGGTTAAGGGTTTCGTTTATGATTGCATTAATTGTTGCATGGGGAATTGTGATATTTGCGCTTCCAGTCTTGGCGGTTTCAATCTTCATTTGCTCGATCCTGAACAGCCCTCCAAAGCTGGCCTGAAGGCTGCCAAGGTCGTTGTAACCCAGGACGATTTGCTGAGAAGCGGTCGATCCTGTTGGGCGATAGTAGATTAGGATGCCTTGTACGCCTGTGATGGCGGCATCCCAAGAAACCGGAGCAATCAGTAACGTGTTAACCCCGGTCGTAGTGTTCATTGAGTTGCTGAACATTACCTGTTTGCCGCCTGCGGAATATCCGGTAACAGGGGTGATCTCGCCGCTGGTTATTGCGGCAATTGTGTCATGCGTATCTCTGTTAAATACAAAACTAGAAGTCATCAACTGACCGTAAAACGTGCCAGTCAGCGGCATGTCAGCATTCGCCAGGCTGAGCTGTGCCCGGTTGCTGAGGGTGAAAACGGGCATTGGGCGGAGCTAGATTGTTGCCGCTATGCTACCGAGCCCGTGACGGCTGCAGTTCAGTCGGGAAAGGTTTGGCCGGCGCTGGATGGTTCGCTCAATCGGAAATGGGGCACACCGGTTTGAGCCGGGCCGGGGCTGGGCGATCGTCGCGGATCGGGTTCGCTAACCCTCTCGCCAGCCCCCCTCGTCCTGCACCATGCCGGCCCACCCGGGCCGGCCCGCGGCGGCGTCCTCGTCCAGCCCCTCGATCGGTTCCAGCTGGGCCCACCGTGCCAAAGGGTTGTGCGGTTGCTGAGCGCGGCGCTGCTCGATCAGGGCACGCAGGGGGGCTTGAGATCGGTTCTGATGGAGGACCTCATCAATGACTACCTCCCAGCAGCCCCCACCTTCTGCGTCTGTTCCTACTCTCAACTGCAGCTCCTGATCCGCCATGGCTTCGACCTCAAATAATTGGATGGTGCCGAACCTCACGCTAGAGGCTGAATCTGACATGGAACGGGGCCGCATGATGCTGCAACAGATGACCCTAGAGCAGGTGTTGGCCCAGGCTCACGTGCTGCTCAGGCAGTCGGTAACGAATGGCGTGATCATCCGCCAGGCTGCCCGGCGCATCTGCGAACTGGAGGCCTGTGCTGCGGTTCAAGAGGGGTGATCACGCCACCGGCCCCACGCGATGCACGGTCCAGTAGGCGGCACGACCTCCCTGCGTTGTGGCGCCAATCAGGCCGTGCTTGACGAGTGCTGAAACGCGGCGGCTAACGGTGGGCTGGCTGCAGTTCCATCGGGCCTGCAGTTCTGCGGTGGTAACCAGTGGGGTCAGTCCTGCGCGGATGCGTGGCCCCAGCCATTCGGCCAGCTCTAGGCAGTCGAGCAGGGTGTTTGCAGACACCCAGGGGCGGCGGGCCAGGACGGTGCGCACCAGGTCAGGGGTCATACCCGCCCCCAAAAGTGGCGGAACATGGCGCGGCAACAGTCCGCCGTCACGGCAGCTACGGGCTGGTCTGCTTCGATCCGGGTCCAGTCCCACCCCCCCGCAGGGCCCTCGAATCCAGCGACAACCCGGGCCAAAAACGCCACCCCCTCCCCTTCAAGGCGGTCGGCTAATTGGCCACCACGTCGGCGGCAGGACTCGACCAGAGACACATCCAGCCAGATGGTCAGATCGGCCCGCAGGCCGTTTGTGGCGATGTCTGACAGCTTGTTAATCAGCCCCAGGTCCAAGCCCCTGCCATATCCCTGATAAGCGGCTGTCGATCCAGTGAAGCGATCGCACAGCACCCAATCCCCCCGCTCCAACGCCGGCCGGAGGACGGTTTCGACATGCTGGGCACGATCGGCGGCATACAGCAGCAGCTCGGCACGGGGCACGGGAGCAGCTTCGCCAGGAGGGTGCAGCAGCAGCAGCTCCCTCAGGGCCTTGCCCAGGGCGGTGCCCCCAGGCTCTCGGCTCACAACCACGCGGGCGCCGGGGGGCAGCAGTCCGCTGGTGGGCAGCCATTGGCGCAAGGCCTCCAGTTGGGTGGTCTTACCGCAGCCGTCGATCCCTTCCAGGACGATGAAGCGGCCACGGGTGGGGGTTGGGTTGGGGTCGCTCATACCCTGGCCCCCACCACCTGCTCAGGCTGGCCCTGGTATTTCCCGGCTCGATCGGCGTAAGTGGTTTCGCAGGGATCCCCCTCAAAGAAGAGCAGCTGGCAGATGCCCTCCTCCGCGTAGATGCGGCAATCGGCGCCGGAAGAATTGCTGAACTCCAGGGTAAGGTGCCCCTCCCAGGCGGCCTCTGCTGGTGTGGTGTTGACGATGATTCCCAACCGTGCGTAAGTGCTTTTGCCTAGGCAGATGACGGTGATATTGGGCGGCACCTTCAACTTTTCGAGCGCCACCCCCAGTCCGTAGGTGTGGGCCGGCACGATGAAAAATCGGCCGTCTTCATCCTCATGCAGGGTGGCGGGCTCCAGGTTGTGGGGGTTGGGCCGCTTGGGGTTCATCACCGTGCCCGGCACATGGCGGAAGGTCAGGAACTCGGCGGCGGAGAGACGGATGTCGTAGCCGTAGCTGCTGCAGCCGTAGCTGAGCACCGGGCCTAGTTGTTGCTTCGGATCGAGATAGCGCACCAGCTTCGCCTGAAAGGGCTCGATCATGCCGGCGGCGGCTTGGGCTTTGATCCATGTGTCGTTTTTCAGCATTGGGGGTCAGGGGTAAGGGTGAATGGGGCCGGGCCGCGGTTCACGGGTCCACCTCCCCAGCCTTTTGCAGTTGCCGAGCTGCCTTGGCGGCTTTTTGCCGGCGGTCGGCTAAGACCCAGAGGCGTGCCCCTTGCCACCATTGCTGGCGTACTTTGGGGGTCCAGGGACCGTTCATATTGCGCAATTCTTCGTAGGCATTCTCAACGAGTTCGTTGTGGCATGGCTGGCAATCAGCTTCAGTGACCCACGCACGCAACTCCAAGCAATGGCTGCATGTTCTGAACGATCCGGCGTCGCCGTCCCAAACACCAAAAACGTATTCGTGAGAATCGCCAGGGGCAATCGGTCCACAGCACTCGTAACAGGTGTGAGCCTTTCTGGCGCGTTGAATCCTTGCCCGGTAAACGGCGGGTTGATCGCAGTCGCAATCGCAGCTCACGACTCCACCTCCCCAGCCTGGGGCGCTTGCACCATCTCGCCTTCATAGCCGCAATATGGGCACTCACTTACCGGCTCCGGCACAGCCACCTCCCCAGCCTGGGCCTCCACCCCAACGCCATACACCGCCCTGGTCTGCAAATCCCAGGGCCCCACCGCCGCCCTTTTGAGCACGCTCACAACCGTATCGATGGCGCCATGCCAGGCCTTCCCCTCTGCCCCGCTATGGCCACCTGAGTAATCGTGGCAGCCTTGGGCCAGGTGGATGGCGTCTTGGAATGTGGTGCCAGGCGCAACCCGCAGGGCGGCCAGTTCGGCCTCCTGCTGCTGGAGCAGGGTGGCGGCGCGAGTGCATTGCTCGGCCCAGTCGTTTCGCCCAAGCACGCGACAGTCCAGGGCGTAAGCGTGTAGCCACTGGGCTACCTCTTCCACCTCCCTCGGCTCCGGCGCTGGTGATGTGGGTGTGTTTGCCGCCATAAGGTCCATAGCTGTCACGATCCGAGAGCGTTGCCAGACCCGCTGGATGGCGTCCTCTGTTTGGTCCGCCAGTACATCACGTAAGCCATGGATGGCAGCTTCCCACGTCAAGCCCGATCTCCCAGTCGGTTGGATGGCCTCCCCCGCCTCCCCCGCTGGCGGGGTGGGCTCGACGCAGGAGCAGGCCCCTGGCGTCGGGCAACCTTGCGGCTCGATCGCTACCGGCCGGCCTGGCGGATTCTCGCGCAACCACACAGCAGCTTGATTGGCCAATTGCTGAACCTGGGCGACGGTCTGCTGCCCGATCACATCACCTAGCCGGGCCACGCGTTCCAACAAGGGGCGGGCGGCAAGGGTTTCGGCGGGTGTCTCCGGCACCGGCGCTGGCGGGGTGGCGGGGCGGGCGGGGCGGGCGGGCAGACCGTAGTTGACCAGCATTGCGGCGGCCCGCTGCAGAAGATCATGGGTTGATGATGCTGGCGAATGAAGGCCAGACTCCTTGATTAGCAAGGCTCTTAGATTTGCCGCCATCGCCTGATCGGCGGCCAAATCCTCCGACACTGGTGGGGTGGCAGGGCGGCCCCAGCGGGCGAGGACTGCCAGCATCAGATCAGCCAGCTCACAGTGGGCCGATTCAAGGCAGCCGCCTTTCCGCAGCCACGTCGCCCAAGGCTCCCGCCCGAAGGCAAAGCCAATCAGGTTTGTGTGGTCAAGCGTTGGCCCCCCCAGCTCAGCCTTCAGGGCAGCTCGGGCGCGGGCCATCAGATCCTGTGTTCCATAGACATGAGCCTGAGAAGCTCGCTCAATCCAGTCGAGCAGCTCAGCACACAAGGCGCGGATGTCGGGGGTGGTCATGGTTCTGGGTTGATGGGTGATTTGGATTCGATCGGGCGCGGTCATCGGTTGATATGTCTGCGCAGGCAATTGGCGCTGCCATGGTCTCCCTGCGTGTCGAGCCAGTCGGCCAGCTTGTGAATCGCAAAGCGGGCGCGAGCTTCGTCAACTCTCCCGCCTGGCAGCAACGGGAGTTCATTGCCGACGACCTCCACCAGCGCAGTAGGCCGGGAAGTTGGGGCGGCTGGTGCTGGCGCCGCAGGCGGGAACTCCGATGTTCGGATCCCGTGCTCCTGCATCACCCGGCGAATGACGGCGAGGGCCTGGGCGCAACGAGTTTCGGCCCATTCGATTGGTTCGCAGCCTTCGACCGTGACACTATCCGGCATGCCTTCGGCAATATCCGCCAAGGCGCACTCGGCTTGGATCAACGCAAAGGCGCACTCGGCTTGGATCAACGCATCGGCAACCGGGCCGTCATTCACTGGAGCAGCTGGTGCTGAAGAAGCAGCCAAATCGGACTCTGTGGTCTCGGCATCCTCAACCGGGTGACGCAACCCAGCCACAAGCTCCAGGGCCTCCAGCCGGCGGCAGAGCGCGGCGATGGTTTTGGAGTAGTGGTCGGTGAACTTTGCAAACCATTGATCCTGGGCATCGGCGCGGGCGATCAGCCGCAGCAGGGCCTTGGCGTCATGCTGGCCGGCGTCGGCAGCATTGATGAGCCAGGCCATGGTTGTTCTGGGGATGGTGCTCATGATTGTCCTCGGTGGTGGTGAATTGGACGCGTTTCGCTATGTGATCGGGCAGGGGTGGCAGGGGGCCGGTCATGGCTGCCGTACCCCATCAACGATGGCCAACGCAGCGCAGACCGCAAACAACGCCACCGATAGGGCCAGGGCTAGCCCAGGGGGGCCACTTGCCGACGTGATCAACACGGCAGCGACACTGCCTATCAGTCCAGATCGAATCAACGGGCGGTAGCGAGTGCCGGGGGCCATGCGAGCTATCAACTTGGGGTTGCCGGGGGCAATCCTGATGCGGTAGTCAGGGCCACGCCAGCGACGGGGGCCAGGGAAGATGGGGCCGCTCATGGCTTGATCAAAGAAAACAACATTTGATACTGTTCAATTGTTTGGCTAGGCTTTACTAATCGGCGAAACCAGTCATCCATTTTTTCTTGGCTGTCAAAGCCCTCGATCACATATAGATCTGTAATGGGATGACATAAATCGTCGCCTGCCAAATGATAGCCAATTGCGCCTGTTGCATCGTTGGCTATCATTATCCGATTTGCACTGCGAGCAATTACAGCCGGTCCGTTTACGTGCTTGCTCCGGTATGGTTTATCTTCCCATCGAAACAACTGGATCGGGACACACAATGGCCATGGGTTTGGCCGGATGGTGCTGACCTTGATGCCGTCCATCACTTTTTGATGGAACTGCTCAGCTAGGGGGCGTTTGATCATGGCTTCACCCCCAGCGCCCGCAGAATCGCGGTGCGCTCGTCTGCGCGACCACGGTCGTAGATGGCGCGGCGTGCATCATCAGCCCACAAAATGCAATCCAAAACCTTCAGCAGATCCCCATCCGTCGCCACCGGCTCGGCGCCAGGCGGTGGGACCTGGAAAGATTGAGTCTGCTGCTGGCGGGCCCAGGCGGCAACCCGCTGAGCCATGAAGCTACTGGCGGGGATCGCATAGTCACTGTCGGTGCTTAACTGCCGGCACTCCTCCCGCCATCGGCTCATCAGCTCGTTGCTCGGCATCTCAGCCGGGACTGGGTCGCGGTCGCCATAGATCAGTCGCCCACCAGTGGGCTGGGGTTTGATCGGCGGTGGCAGGTTAGAGCCACGGCGGCGAGCGATTTCGCGGTCAAGATAGTCGTCAAAATCGCTGGGTGGCGGGTTCGGTGTGCCCCCGTGGGAGCGGGGCTGGTAGCCGCCATTGCGGCGGGCAGGGCCAGTGGCTATGGCGCGGTCAAGTTGCCGGTTGATTGCTGCTGCAACATCGAGGGGTGGCTTGGGCGGGAACGACGCGGGGCCGGGCGGGTCGGGTTCAAACGGTACGCGCTTGTTACACGGGGATGGCCCCGTCAGCGAATCCCGCAGCCAGTTAAAGAGTCCCATCAGAATGGCACCTCCTCTTCCGATTGGCCGCCGTAACCAGGGGCCGAATACCCATCCCCAGCACCACCCTCGGCGTCTCGCCTGCTGCCCAGCAGCTCCAAACGGTCAACCGTGATCACCGGCTTGCTGCGCTCCTCGCCGGTGCCCTTGTCAATCCAGCGGTCGAGCTTGAATGATCCGGTGATGCCCAACAATGAGCCCTTGCGCACGTAGTCGGCTGCGACCTGGGCCTGTCTGCCCCAGATCTCTAGCGGGAACCAGTCGGGTTCATCGTCCCGGCTGCGGCGGTTTACCGCCAGCGTGAGGTTGGCGACCATGCTGCCTTTCTCGAAGTAGCGGACTTCAGGGTCGCGGCCGGCGCGGCCTACCAGCACCACCCGGTTGGTTCCGGCTAAGTCCAAGGGGGCAGACACTGCATCAAATTTTTCGACCTGGAACTCCAGGGGCTGGCCTTTTTCAATCCTGAACCGCCCCGACAGGATCCAGTAGCTGCCGGCTCGGATGTTGGCGGCGGCCCTGGCGGCAGCATCACCCCAGACAGTGGCGGCAATGTCCATTGGGGGATCCTCGTGTTTGTAGGCGGCCACCTGCGCGGTGAAGGCGGCGGCCTGGGTATCGCCAGACGGGCTGAGCGTGGGCGGGGCCTCGATGTAGGCCAGCAGGGTGATCAATTGCATGGGGGGGGTTCAATGGGATGAGATGGGGCAGTGATCAATCCAGGCCAGTGATCGGAGCGTCAGCCGCGGGAGCAGCAGCAGGACCCGACCGGCGAACTGGGGCAGGAGCAGACCGGCGGCCAGTTGCAGGGGCTGCAGGTGCGGGCGCGGGTGCTGGCTGGGGGTCGGCGGCCACGGTGGTTCGCCCCACCGGCAGCCGCTCAACCGTGCCAGGCTCGGTGCACGGGGCGGGCTGTTCCGGGCCGCTGGGGGGCTCCAGGGTCAGGGAGCTGGGCCCTAAATCCGGAGAGCTGGGCGGGGCTTCGGAATTTGGGGCCTGGGGCTCTGGTTCAGGGGTGGGCTCTGGTTCAGGAGCAGGGGCCTCCTGCGCGGCGGCGATCTGATGGTTGAGATCCTCCACGGTGATAGCCGGCTGCAAGCTGGGGGGAGTCATCTCCTCAAAGCTCGCAGGGACAACCGTATCAATGGTGTCCCGGTCAGCGCCAAGATCGTTGCTGGTGGGCAACCGCTTGGAAAGGCGGCGAATTACCGTTTTCTTGGCCATCTCCCCCCAGTTGCTAGCCCAGCACGCTTTGCCAATGCCGGTAGCCTTTGCCCGTATCTTTTCAATTTCAGCAAGGCTCATCACCTCACGCTGTATATCGCCATCCTTAAACTTTGCAATCGCGTATGCAGCGATCGGGTCGCCTTGCTTGGCTAGTTTTGGCTTATGAAAAATGCTTTCATCGTCTCCTAGCTGAAAATTAAATTCGTCGCCTTCGTAGACTACGTGAGCCCTGATACTACTGATCTCTCTGCTTTGGCGAATCTTTTTTAGAATGCCGTTAACCATCGGCATGTATGCAACTGTCTGACAATTACTTGCCCGGTCGTTGTATAGGCTCAACCCAGCCTCCCTGCCGTCAAGGAGCAGGCCGTCTTGGGCCGCTTTCATACACGCAGCAACCAAGCTGCGGCGATCGGCTGCAAGGAGCTTTGGCTCCATTTGAACAGCGGTGACAATTGTGCGCGCAAACCGCTCAACTGGAATCTGAGAAGGTAAAGCTGCTTGAAATTCGCCGTGAGACGCTACAAGCGTTTCCCTAAATTTTTGAAGTTGAATCGCTAAGCTTGATTCAGTCATTGTTAAAAAGCAGTGTGAAAGGGTTAATCTTTGTTCCAGTGTGGAAGATCAATAGGATCAAGAATCCGATCCCCATAGCCGGGCCATTTGCCAGAGGCGATGCAGTCAGCCAGGGTTTCCATTGCAGATCGAATCCGGCGGCGACCGGCGTCGATTTGTGCTTCAGATGCTGGACGGACAGCAACAGCGCAATGATTTGCAGTTGTTGGATTAGCTCTTAAGCTTTCGACGCAAATGTAAAAAAACATTTTGGCGCCTATGGCATCCATGTTCCAAGCTGCTTGGACATGATAGTCAAAGCCTGAAATTGTCTTAGAAAATAAATCCTCGCTGGCGTCAGCAGTTTGCTTAATGTCGCATACAAATTTACGGTCTAAAGTGTGAAAGTCAGGCCGGCTTTTGCACATTAGCCAGAATTCCTGATCGCTCCAGGTGTAGGTAGGCTCGCGAACGCCATCCATTCTCAGGAGATGGCTGGCCGCAGGATGGGCAAGAATTGCCGCTGCTTGCGCTTTGGCTTTAGCTGCGTCCTTTGCTGACAGCAACAATTTGCCAGCGTTGTTGCTGTCAAATTCCTGCCACCAGTCCCGATTGTCGCAGGCTTTCAACCACGCATCGTAGGCTTTTGTGCCCGTTCGCGCTGGTTGGATTAGCTGCTTTTCGGTGGGTCTACTAGGGGCGTCATCTGGCTTGATAGCTATCGTTTGGTCCCAAAGGTGAGGCTCAAGAGCCTGTGTATGAGTTGCAGTCCCGACCTGCATTGATAGGGTGGGCTCTTGCGATTCCCGATCGGGAGCCAAATACTTGTCAAAATAATGGTAAGGGCTTTTGGCCAACACCTTCAATCGACTGGGAGAGATAGCATCGAGGGCGTGATAATCCTCGTTGGTCATCCCTGGGTGGTGAGTGAGCCTGGGGAGGGTCATCGCACCACCGTCGGAGCCACAGCACTTCCCACCGGGCACCGTGCGCGGCCCTGGTCCACTCCAACCGCATAGGCCAGGGCGGAGGCAATCAGGGCTAGAACCCCAAGCAGTATCAAATTTTCAAAGCCGTCAAACTGGTGTTGGCGACGGCGCTGGCCAGGGGGAAGCTGCCGATCAGCAATGTTCCCCAGGCTAAGAGCTGCGACCCGCAGCGCATCAATTCGCTGGGGCCTGGCCATGGCCCCCCAGGATGCACGAAGGCCCCTTAGGTCATACATCGTTGCGTCAAAGCGCTTGATGTCTAGGAACTCGGCGAGCGAGACACGGTTAGATGGTCGATTCATGGCGTTGGGTTGGAGAGGATGGGATTGAGGCCGGCGCCAAGCCGGATCAGGTGATGCACAGCCCTCGCGTCGCTGGCTCCGCCATTGGCAGCGGCCACGGCCTCCACAGCGGAAACCGAATCTTTGAACCCGAGCGACGTGGCGCCCTGAAAAATCAGGGAGCGAAAGGCCGCCGCCTGGGTGCCACTGGTCTGGTCTTGCAGCCGCTTTACCTGTTCGTATGCGTCTGCAGGCAGGTAGGCGTCCACAACGACCGGATTGCCAACGCCGTCGTAAATCGCGCCAGTAACCCGCTTGCCGGGGCTGGGGCGGCGCTTTGGGATCGGCTTGCTCATGGCTGGCGCTGCTCGAACAACAGAGGCTGAGGCGGCGGCAGCGGGATCTGGGGGGCGCGCAGGGTCGCGCCAATCCAGGCGATGCAGACTACGCCGACAAAGAGCAATCCCCCGGTGAATGGGAGGGTCATGGCTGCTTTGGTTGCAGCAAAATTTGCGCATTTGCGCATTGCAAAGCGGCGCTTTCCGCCTCGGCGTCAAACATAGACCGCAATTTTCTATGCAGCAAATCGTCCGCAACAGACACCAGCTTTTCTAAAACTTTGATGTCTCCCGTTAACTCCAGCGTCTCAATTCTTTCTGAATAGCTATCAGGCTGGCTTTTCGAGTTCATTCGAGCGTTCAAAGCGGTCTGCAGTTCGTCAGACACTACGGTCTGGGCATCGATTGCCCGTTGCAACAGCTTGCGGTGCCGGGGGTCAGTGATCATTGGGATGAGGGAGCGCACGGGTGTGGCGCATCTCCAAAACCTACCACGGTTTGCCATGGTTTGCCATGGTTTACCACAAAACAACCCAACCCTATGACAATCTGTAAAGCGTCACACACCTAGGGCGCCATGGCGTTATCTACCGATTACATTATGGAGACAAGGGGCAAGCCCCACAACTTCCGGCCACGCTGCCGGCTTCAAAAATGAAAACCGCCACTTCGGTTTTGGCTACTGTTCCCGCTTCCTTCCGCAACAAGCGTCAGCAACCTGGCGCTGCTGAACAGCAGCTGCGCAACCTGGAGCAAGCGACATCAGATTTCGACCTGAAACAATTGGCCTATGGGGTGCTGTACTCCGATTCCACTGGCCGCATTTCTGGCACCATCTCTATGGCGCTCCGTCGCGCCACTCCATGGAATGCGGCAAAACTAATTGCCGCCATGGCAAACGATGGTTTGACATTGGTCTCTGAGGTGCCTTACTGGATGAACGCCAATGCCTTGTCGGTACTGGCTTGATTGGGTTGCCAAGGCCTCTGTTACACCCCCTTCTTTAAGGGGGTTTCAATGCTCGCTCACAATTTCGTGACAATCTGCGAACCGTCACACCAGTAGTGCCCCGTGGCGTTATCTACCGATTACATTCTGATCACCGGGGCGGAGTTCCCCGGATCCAATCGCTCTCGCAACATGGACTACGACGACGCACACACGGCCGCCACCAACGCGGCCAGCGAACTTGAAGAACTGCAGGCCACTGCTTTTTGGTTGGAATTGCCCGGTGACATCCAGGTCGAACTCTGCAAGGCGCACGCCATCTTGCGCACCATGGTCGGGACCATGGAGGCCACCGGCCTGGCCTGATCGCTCCTTACCATCGCCAGCCGGCTACAGGCGTTAAACCGAGCCGAACCGCCCCCAGTGGTCCGGGGGCAATCAACCACCTCCGCCACCCAGCCGCCAGCAATGACTATCACCGTTAACGGCCAAAAGATGGAACCAATCGAAACCGCTCCAAAAACCGGATGTCCCGTTTGGGCGCAAATTGCCGATCTTCCTACCGAAGAAACCATGAATTCAGTCGGTGTCGATCCGACTGAATTCAAAAGAAAAGTCAGGAGAGCTTGGATATACTGGACAGATATTGGACTGCCAGGGTGCAACCCTGGTGGGCATTGGGTTATTGTTTCGCCTGATTTTAACTGCCATACATACAATTTTTTCATTGATGGGTGGTTCCCGTGGTTCACGCCCAACCTGCACGGCCCTTCTTGATTTCGGCAGCACACCCCATTCACCCCCCCCCATCCGATGACCCCTCAATCTCGAACTCTCCCCCCCCGCCGCAGCCGCGGCACGCATCGCCTCACTCCTGCTGCAACTCGCAGCCCTGGCCATTGCGATCGGCAGCCAGTGGCTCTGGCGACACCGACGGCAGATCGGCGCGGCGCTGGTGGCCGCAGCCGCTGCCACCTACTCAGCCTGGGCCTGGGGCCGGCAACAGATCGAGGCCCTGGCCGCTGACTCGGCCCGGCGGCTACCCAGCCAACCAGTTGCGGCCCTGGCGCCGATCACAGCCGCCCTGGCAGCGGCCTGGGGGCTAGTAGATCGCGCCACCATGACCCAAGCGGACCGGGCGCAATGGGCCCGGCTGACCCAGCAGCTGAATGCCGAAAGAGCCTGTTACCAGGAGCTGCGCGCGCGCGCCCCTCTCCATCCGACGCATTGCACTCCAGCTGACGTATTGCAATGGAGAGAATGGGCCCGCCGCCATGGCTGGACGTTGGTCGAGTGATGCCTGACCCCAGCCCTATGCCTGACCCCACCGGCGCAATCAGTCGCCCCCGCTATGTGCTCTGCCCTGGCTGGATCACGTCGAAAAATGACGGAGATCAGCATTATGTCAGTGCAGCAAGGTTGGCTAGCTTGTACGGGGTTAATCTGCGTGATTGTTTAATTGAACTTCCTAGGAAATCACGCAGGTTTCAAGTTCACGAAAAAATGGTATTTCTAAATCCACGGTTCGATGGCGATTATCGATTACCTCCCCTGCCCAATGCCTGACCCCAGCACCTCAGCCCCCACCACCGCAGCCCAACGCCAGCGCCTCTACCGCCAGCGCAAGCGGGGTCAAGCACCAGGCGGCCGGCGGATCCCGTGCGAAAGCTGCCCCCGGCGCCACACCGGCAAATATGGCCAGCTCTGCTGGGAGTGTGCCCGCAAAACCCCAGAGGGGCGGGCAACGGTGGCCCGGTTGGTCTGGGAACATCGCCAGCGGCAGAAGCAGAAAGATGACAATCCGTAAAGCGTCACAGGGTTGTCGTGCTGGGGCGTTATCTACCGATTACATTATGGGGACAGGCGAGGGGGAACCCGAGCCGCTCACCCAACCTCCAGTCATGACCGCCGCCACCCTTCAGTCCCAGCTCAAAGCCGCCGAAGCCGTCGTCAACGCCATTGATTACAGCGCTGACGGCTGGGAGGCGAAGTGGGATCAGGCGATGGCCTCAGTTCGCCAGTTGAGGGAGCAGATCAATCCCGCCAAGCTCGATCAAGAATTTTTCAGCGTTGATAGCGGCATCCACCGCACCATCCTTCCAAATGGCCGGGTGATCTGACCCCCCCCCCCCAAGCCCGCCGGGAGCTTATCCCGGCAATTCATCCATTCTCTCACCAGCCAGTCATGCCTGAAAAACGCTTCTTCCCCATCTCCTGCTGCTCTCTGTGCTGCGGTGAGACGAACTGTCCCGCTACCTGCCCCAACCTGCCCGACCTGACCGCCTTCAACGCCTGGAAACGGCGCACTGGGGCAACCCAGCCAGACCCGATCTGGAGCCCCACCTGCTGGCAAGCAGCTGTTTGACCCCCCCAGTCCGCCGGGGCTTCCCGGCAACACATCCAATCCCGTCGCCTTCCATTCCCATGACATACCGCGTCGAAGTCCACAACGGCCAAACATGGGCCAATGGCATTCGCATCAACGACAGCCGAGTGCCTGAATTTTGCAGCATGGCCAGGGCAGATCGACTAAGCATCACCGGTGCGCGGCAACTGCGCGATCAGGCCATCAGGCTTTGCGGGGGGACCCTGCGCGTCAAGAAGGTGCCGGCTGATGCCTGACCCCAACCTGCCGACCCTTGGCGATTACCTCGCCATGACCCCAGCACCCCGAGCCCCACAGCCGTACCAGGAAAGGTTTTTGGCTGCTCTTCAAGAGGGCAGCAGGCTTGAAACCTGGCAGGAGCGCTGGGATAGAGAACGGAATGAATCCTCGGAAAACTTTGCTGCAAGCATTAAACGAATCCAGGAAGCTGCTGACGCACTGGTGGCAGCTTTTGTGCCTATTGGACAGGCTGCACGTCTCGCACAGGCAGCCATGGCACCATTTGCTCGCCAGATCCTTGAGGTCATTGAAGTAGAGCGAGGCCCCACTATCGGCCGGAAACGCCGAGCACGCCGGGCCAGGGGCCGACGCCGACGCCAAGGCAATACCTGACCCCAGCCTGATCACATCGCCCAATTGCATCCAACCCATGCTTGCTACCTGCACACCCCTACGCGAATGGCGCGTAACAATTTCCGAAACAACTAACGGCAATCCTGTTACGCTTGATTTGGTTACATCAGCAGATCAATCACCTGCTGATGTACTTGCAAAGTTGGGTCAAATTCTTGGCACGTTTGGCAAAGTCAATCTTGATCAAGAGACCGTGCGCTTCTTTGCCAAGGCGCCGCCTATAGAGCTGTTTTTGCCAACACTCTGACCACACCGCCCCCATCAAGGGGCTTTTTCATGGCCACCCCTTCAGCTCGCCCGCTCCAACCAGTCCTCATCGGGCGGGAACGTCTCATCAAGCGATGGCCAGGGGCGCGTGAAATACTCCGGCACCGGGGGCCGTGGCCGCGGCGGACAGCTCAGCAATCGCGCCTGCAGCTGAGCCCGCTGCTGAGCTGTCAGCAGGTGGTGGATCGGATCGAGCACCACGGCATCGGGCCCCGCCAGCCAATCAGGCCACCGGCCGCAGCCGTAGTCCCAACGGGCACCGCCAGGGGCCAGGGCCACTGCCAGGCGGTGCAGCTCTCCCGATTGCCACCAGAACACAAACCGCCAACCGCCGCCGGCCCATGCCTGTTGCCGGTCGAGGGACTCGTCAGAGCGAACCGCCCACGCCTCAACGGGCACGGCGCCAGATGCCACGGCGATCAGCGCCCCTGCCACTGCATCCCCGCTGGGTGGTGGTGGGCCCTGCGGGGTGGTGTCGGGTGGTTCTGGTGTGGCCCTGGGGACAGCGGGCTTGCGAGGGCGGCCGGGGCGTTTCGGGTTAGGCAAAAGAAAAGTCAGTCCACAGAGCAACCGGATCAATACCGCTGCCATCTGGCACATCCTGCGGGCACCACAAGGCGGTGCCTACCGGCAGCCGTCCGTCTAGCTGCTGCCAGCGGCGAACTGACCATTGCGTAAAGCCTTCGGCCAGGTAAGGCGGTGAGTTGCCGGGATCGGATTGCATGGCCAACGCCCTGGCCTTGCCCCTGGTTTCCGTAAACACATAGCCGACGCACCCATCCCCAAGGTGGCGAGCCTGGAAGCAAAGCGCGGGGGTGGTCATGGTTCAATCCTCAACTCACATTCAAAAGCAACAATCGGCGGCGGCTCGATCACCCCATCAGCGGGATCCGGCCTAACGCGGCGCAGGCAATCGGCGCAGCCATAGGCCCAGTCAAATTGCCCATCCTCCTGAATGCCGGCACCGGGGCAGCCGAGCACCTCCCAGCCGTGGGCGCGGACGTGGGCGGGGCGGTATTTGGCCGAGACTAGATGAAAGCGGACCCGACCAGCTTTGCTCATGGCCTCGATTCTGGAAAGGATGCGGCGCCATTTACCTCCAGCGGCGGCCACCAGAACGGGGCTTTCTGTTGGATGCCCGTCGCGATCGCGCAGATCGCGCCAGACCAGCCAGTCCAGCTCATCGTTTGACACGGGATCAGCCATTGGGCCTCCGCAACTCCCGACCAACGGCCAGCGCCATCGCCTCCTGATCGGGGCTGAGCACCGGCTTCTCCGACTGGGACTCTGACTGGTGGCACCCGACCGCGTAGAGGGTGTCTGCGGTGTTGCTGGCGCCGCCGTACCGCTCGCTGAAGTAGTCGGCGATTTCGTGGGCGACGGCGGCAGAGTCACGCCGGCAGTCGCGGCAGATCGCAAAACATGAACCGTCGGGGTTGCCGGTGGTGCGACATACCGCCATAGCCAGACGGTCCGAGAGGGTGAGGTCAGGCATCACCACGCCTCCCCGGGCGTCGCCGGATGGGGTGAGCACAAATAAGACGAACCCCACCAGCCGAGGGGGTAATACCAGGGTGCTCGACCGCCAATCTGCCCCTGGACGATGATCCAACTGCGGTGATCCTGGCGCAGATCGCTGTTCACCCAGCAGAAGCGGCCAATCCTGCCACCTGTGGAGTCGATGGTGATGAAAGGATCAACCATTGACCCCCTCCAGCTCGGTAGCGATGGCTGCCAATTGGCGGCGATCGTGGCTCAGGTGATGGGCAGCGGCGTAGAGGGCAGCGGCCAATGCCTGGGGCCAGTTGTCTCCACAGCGGTCAAAGGCATTCAGCACCGCCTGCGCGGCGGGGCTTAAGGGTTTGGGGGTGCTCATCGCTCACCCTCCCAGCCCCCAGCAAGCAACACGGCAGCGCGGATCACCCGAACGGCCAGGTCGCGTGTTTTGGGGCATTCATTGGCCATGGCAGATGCCAGCAAATACTTCCCGTCTTCCTCTAGCTGAACCGCTAGCGATTGCGCATCAAGGCTTTCCATGGGAATGGAAGCCGCTGAAGCCGCTTGATTCATGACGATCTTTGGGGCCAGCGCCTGGCGGGCCTGGTGGATGGCCTGATACCAGGCGCTGGTCCACTGCGGATCGGTCCCAATCTCAAACCCCGTTGGCGCCTGTTCGTCCAGTTCAATCAACCGGGACAGGGCCTCGCGAGCGGAGGGGGTGTCACTCATAGGACCTCGTTGGGTGATGGAATCGGCGCCACCGGGGCGGCAGCAGCGGGGTAAAGTGGGGTGCAGTGGGGTGTAGCAGGTTGACCGTTTGGGAAGGTCCCAATCATCGTTGTTGGCGGCCATTACCCAACCTCCCGGTCCACCAGCTCAACAGCTTGGTGCAGCAACCTAACCTCCACATCCTTGGCCCATCGCCACGGATTCTGGCCGGCCTCTACGCCAGCGTTAAACGTGTCGCACAGCATTGAATACATATCAATTCTGTCTATAATGTTTAGATCTAAATCGAGTTTGCGAACTTCAATCTGGCGATCAAACCACAGCTCAAAAGCTGTGAAGTCCCGGAAATGGTCGTCTACTGCATCACCTGGGCCCCATGGGCAGACCGGCCATGCTGCAGTTACATCAGGCCAGGATTCACGCCAGCCACAACGGCCAGGGCGGAAACTGGGAAAGTACCGCGAACCACAGCCGCTGTTGTCCCACCAGAATCGACCGATCTGGCCGCCGTAGCAATTGATTTCGATCATGGCATCCCCCGGCGAACCGCCACGCCATCAGAGATCGGCACGGGGTTGGCCCGCATCCACTCCTCAGCGTTCTGGGCAATCTCACTGCCTGGCAGCGGGCGCCACAGTGAGGGATTCCATCCTGTTCGGGCCGACCAGCGACCGTGCCGCACTTTGACACTGCCGTCGCGGGTCAGGGCTGCCTTGATGTTCCAGGTGCCAACCCCTGCGGTGGCTGTCAAGCTGAGTTTCCAGATAAGGCCGTCATCAAAAGTGACTTTTTGGTTTTCGCAGATAATGCGGGTCATCTAACAGATGCCTCCATGTTTAACTTTGAATAGTCATACAATCCAACCCTTTCGGCAATTCTCATCATTTGATGGGACTGCTCTCGTTTTTCGTTGTAAATCAAAGCGCCGGCACAATGTTGGCTTTCTTTTGTTGCTTGGAATTCACTATCTTTGAGCTTTGCCGTTTTGTGGCAAGGAAATGCACCGCTGGCAAATTCTGCCAAGCGTTCATCTGTGTATGCGTGCTCAGTGCCAGTCAGAAACGGGCAGTCTGGGCAGGGAGTGGTTTTGGCGTAGTTCATCAGCAAATTGTGTAAAGAAAAAGTCGGGGACTTACAGGTCAGCGCTTGTTACCGCCCACCTCCAGTGCGGCTGGCACCAGCGGTAAACCTCGATGGGTCCCGTATCAGGCGAGAGGCCGTATTTGGCGCTACCACCAGGGCCGGGCAGTAGACGGCATCGCCAGGGAGCGCTTAGCCGGGCCATGAACTGCCCGCATGCCCCGTATCCGAACAAGCCCCAGGCGGGGCATAAGGGTTAGAGCATGGTGGGTGCCTCAGAGTTGGTTACTGGCTGCCACGTGCGTGGTGCGGCGGCCATGGGTGGACCATAGCATAGGGTGAACCTCTCCGGCTACACTGGCTGAGATTCCTTGCCCCTAGCGATGTCGTCGAAACGAAACCCGATCTCAATTCGGCCCACTGAGCAGCAGATGCTCTGGCTTCGGTCTGAAGCCGACAGTAGGGGCCTTGCGCTCAACGCCTTGGTGATCATGGCGATCGAGCGAGCCATGCGGACAGCCACGGCGCGGAAAAACGCCAAGGCGAGGCGTGAGGCCGAATGAGCGAGAAACAAAAATTGATCCCTAGCGGGAGGCGGAACCCCTGCCCTGTTTGCGGCCGAACAAAGGATTCGGACTGCCGAATTTCGTCCGACGGCCTTGAGGTGATCTGCCATCACCCGAAGAATTTGCGAACCGGCGAGGTGATCACCGGGGCTGATGATCAGGCGTGGGCGTTCACGGCGAACACCAAAGACAGCAGGGCGGGCCATTTCACCCTCGACAAACCACGCGACGGGGCCCAGCGCCTTCCCCGGCGATCGATTCAGCAGCGGCCAGCCGAGCCGGCGCGGACACAGCCGGCGCCATTGCCTGACCGGCCGCCGGTGCTGGCCAGGATGGCCCCTAGGGAGCCTGCTGGCAGCCCATACCGCTATGGGCCCACCCAGTTGGTTAAACGGGTGGCGCTTCCTGACGGTGAAAAGGTTTTCTACGGGTTTCACCTGCTGGATGACAAATGGGAAAGTGGGCCCGGTCCTGACCCTTGGCCCGTTTTCAACCTGGCCGACACGATCGGCGCCGATGGCTGGATCCTCGAAGCCGAGGGCGAAAAATGCGCAGAGATCGGCGCCGCCGGAGGGGTGGTCAGCATCAGCCAGCCGGGCCATTGCCACATGATCGAACAGATCGTGCCCCGCTACCAGGCCCTGCGGGATGCGGGGTGCCCAGGACTTATCTACCTCCAAGACCATGACGGCCCCGACCGGCCGGTGCACCAGCAGGAGGGGCGACGGCGCGCCGAAAACGCGTCCGAGGCTGCGGCCCAGGCAGGCCTACCCATGCTGGTGATCCCGGCCATCGACCTATGGCCTTCGATTCCAGACGGTGGATCCATTGACGACGCCCCGTGCGAACCTGGCAGCGCGATCCTCGACATCGTCGAGGCTGCCACCCAGGCCTACTGGACTCTGGTTGAGGTTCAGCAACAGCAGGACCAGCCAGGACCCCAACGATCAGAGCTTCCACGCGACCAGCAGATTCAATTCCTGCTGGACAGCCTCCTCGACCTGAAACTTGAGGCGGCTGACCAATGGGCCCAAGAGCAGGCGATCAGGGCCGAGCTATTCGCCCTGGGCGTCAGGGGTGATGCAATTGACGATCGAATGATGGTGGCTTTAGCAGGACGATGGGGCCTCCCCCTGCAGCAGGGCCACAACGGACAACGGCGAGGGCGATCGATCACTGATCCTCTCGACTCACCTGCCGAGGATTTACTGCCTGGGTTTTTGCTCTGGCGCCGGGATCATGTTTTGTTCGGAGCAGGTGGCGCTGGCAAAACGATGGCCGCAGCCGCAATGGCTGCAGCCGTGATCAAGGGGGAGGCGTTTCTAGATCAAATGATTCCGGTTGATCCTCTTCGCCGCGGCAAGGTCCTCTGGATCGGCACCGACGCCGGCGAGGGGGCCAGGGCCATGGTTCTCGAATACCTCGAAGACTTGGGCGTTGCTGATGATCCCGAGATCATCGAAAAGTTATCGATCTGGGCCGCCGAGGCTGGCGATCACATGCCGCCATGGTGCTGCTCGCCCCGCGGCTTGCTGGAGCTGCGCGACGAACTCGCGCTTGGTGGTTACAGCCTGGTGATCATCGACAGCCTGAAAGCGGTTTTGGAATTGGCCGGGATCAATTTTGGAATCGGTCCCGTTGGCACTTTGATGAGGTTCATGCAGGCCCTAGTAGGCCGGCATTGCTCCCTCGTATGGCTCCATCACCCTGCAGGCGGCAAAAGCTCTGGCAAGGGGGTCCAGGCCGCCGCAGGCTCCCAGAACATCAACCAGATCCCCAGCGGTGTTCACCAGATCACCCGGCACACTGGCGAACGGGGCACCTGCAACGAGTGGTCGGTTTTGAAGCTTCGCGGCAGCCAGTCCCGCGATTTCAAGTACCGCCTTGGGCCCGAGGGGTTTGAGGTGAGCGACGGAGAGATCACCGGGAACGCTCGCTGCGCCCTCCTGGATCGCCTGGAGCTTCGTGAGGGGAGTGGTAGGCCCACCGATACCCGGATGTTGCTAGATGACCTCCAAGGGGTCTCTGAGGCGACGGTGCGCAACAACCTGACGTGGCTGCGAAAGCAAGGCCTGATCAAAAAAGCGGGGAAGGCTTGGAAGTTGACAACCGCCGGCCGCAATGCCCCTCGATATGCGTTGTAAGGATTCTGTAATGAACCAAATCTCTACCTCTTACCTCCCCCCCCCATACTGTTTTTTCTTTTTAGAGGGATTTCGGGAAAAATTTTGTGAGATCGTTTGCAGTGGAAGAGATCTGAGGTTTGCCAAATCGGGAATTTCGCGGGAATTTTGCGGGAATTTCTCAAGGGGCAGGATTTCGGAAAATCCTGTTCCCAAAAGAAATTCCCGCGAAATTCCCGACGTTTTGAAACTCTAAACCATTGCTATGACTGCGATTTGCCGGATTTTATCCCGATCCCTGTGTTTTTTATTGGGGGGGGGGGGGCATTGCAGACCATCTAGTCGCCAAACGCGAAAACTCACAACTGCCAAAACCACCACGCAGCCACAAGCCATGACCCAGCCAGCACCCAAACGTGAGTGGAGGCGATGGACGCCGGAAGAACTCGAACTTCTGGCGGACCTTGCCGGTGAGATCCCGTGGCACATGGTTGTTGAGCAGTTCAACCAATCCCAGCCCCCTCGAACTCCCAAGGCCCTGAGCCGGCAAGCAGAGGCCATGGGTCTGTCAATCAAGCCTCAAGGGGAATTTATTACAACATCTGCCATTACAGTTCTTACGGGATATAACAATAAAAAAATACTTAACTGGATTCTGTCAGGAAAGTTAAAAGCAGTTTATCGCTATAAGTCAAAAAATAATCATTGGTGTATATCTCGCAAAGAGTTGAGGGCATTTGCTAAAAAACATCCCAAGCAGTTTGGCGGTATTGGTTATTCAGAGCTTACTCAGCTATTTGACTCGGAAATACACGCTTCCAAGATTGTAGCCATGAATCTGCCGCGATTGAAGCATACTGTTGAGGTCGAGTGTATTGAAACAGGCCAACGCTATAAATCAATAAAAGAGGCATCTGTTGCTGCATACGTTAGTAAGTCCGGTATTTCTGCATCAATTGCTAAAGGTTGGGCAGCCAATGGTTTGCACTACCGGCGCGTGGTAGAACCGGCAAGGCAGGATTTGAAGTAGGGTTGGGAAATGGCAAACCCTATCAAAAAAAAAGGCGACAGAGGGGAGCTGGAAGCCGCGGCTCTGCTCACCGAAGCCCTAGGGCTTCCTGTTCGCCGCAAGTTGGGGGCAGGCAGAGCAGACGACACCGGCGACCTTGACGGCGTCCCAGGCCATGTTGTTCAAATCGCCAACTGGGCCGACACCGCAGCCGCTGCCAGGGTCAAGCCCACAGCAGCAGAGCAGCAACGCATTAACGCTCAGGTAGACCACGCCGCTAGCCTGATTCGATTCAAGGGCGGCAAATGGCGCGTGGTGCTCACCCTGGAGCAGTGGGCGCGCTATCTCCAGGCCATGGGGTTGACGGGGGGATAGATGCCGAATATCAATATCAGCATCGACACTTCAGACCTGCGCAAAGCCGACGCATGGCTTGCAACAATCACAGGCCAGATGCCGTTTGTTGCC